CGGGTGCGGGATGTAGGTACTCGTCAGAATATTGCGCTTCACGTAAATCGGGGAGCTGTGATGTACGGCGGCGCGCAGGCTTTTCGCCAGCCCGGAGAAGTTGACCGGCGGCTCGTACCATTTGCCGTTATTAAGGCACTCGACGTAGTCGAGAATGTCGCGGCGGTCGAGCACCGGCGAGGGCTCGCCAAAGGTGAACGCCTCCATTTTCTGCGGTGCGCTGGCGGTCATGTTAGCTGGCTGTTTTGTGTGTTTTGCCTGTTTTGGCTGTTTCTGTTGGCTTTTTTTCATCTTAGTTAATATCCAGAATTGAGGTGGCGTGCATGCCGCTACCGGCGGAAAGCGGCTCGTTTAAAAGGGCGTGCATGGTCGCCCACGCGATATCGGCGTGGCTGGCCTCTTCGCTGCGGCTGGCTTCATAGGTGGCGCTGCGGCCGCTGCTGGTCATGGTTTTGCGGATAGCCATAAATGACTGAGTGATGTCGGTTGCACCGGCGTCATATTCCAGACATCCGCGGCGAATCGTGTCTTTTGCTTTCAGCACCATCGCGGTTTTCATTTCCGGCGTGTAGCGAATGGCGCGCGCCGCCGGGAAGAACGAGCGAACGAGCTGGTAAACACCCTGGCCGATGCCGGTCGCATCGATGCCGATATAGTCGACGGTGTATTTTTCCGTCAGCGCCCGGATGGCCTCGGCCTGCGCGGCAAAGTCCATGCCTTTCCACTGGTGGCGCTCAAGGATGCGGAACTTGCCACCGGCAATGAGCGGCGGAGCCAGCACCGCGCACCCGGCGCTGTCGCCGGTGTGTGATGGGTCGTAGCCAATCCAGACCTGACGCCAGCCAAACGGACGATCGGCAAACTGCGCGAAGTCGTCCCACTCTTCCATCGCATCGACCATGCAGCGCTGCAACTCCTCGAACGGGAATACCGACGCCTTATCGTCGACAAACTCGCACATAAACAGGTTTCGGAAGTCATCCGCGCTGTTTTCCTGCTTAAGCTGGTCGAGGTTAAACAGGGTGCAGCCACCGGCGAGCGCGTCCTCAATGGTGACAATCTGCCGCCACTGGCCGTCCGGGCAAAGTACGCCACCGGCAAGCGCCTTATGGCTGATATCGATGTCGACGCGCTCGGCGGCGCTGCTGCGGCCACGGTTAAACAGCTCGCCTGACCAGAACGGATAAGCGCCGTGCGCCAGCGTGGACGGCGTCGAAAAGTAGGTGGTGCGCAGGTGTGACTGCGATGCCATACCCGACGCCACCTTGCGCAGCTTCTGAAAGTTGGGTATCCAGAAAATCTCGTCTACGTACAGGTCGCCGTTGTGGCTCTGCGCGGTGTTGGAATTGGTGCCGAGGAAAATCAGCTCTGCGCCGTTATTGCCGATGACGATCGGGTCGCCTGACAGGTCGACGTCGACGAGGCGCGCAAAGGCGATGATGTACTTTCGGAAAACGTAAGCCTGCGTTTTACTCGCTGACAAAAATATCTGATTTTGCCCTGTCCTGAGAGCGCGCAGGAGCGACTCACGGGCAAAGTAAAACGTTGCGCCAATCTGGCGCGATTTCAGAATGTGGCGGATGCGGTGCTCTAACCCGGCTTTATGCCACTGCAGCTGATATTCAAAGGACTGCCCGAAGAAAATCTCTTCGAGCTTCTCGATTGCCTCGTCGCTGAAATAATTACGCTTCGGCTTTTTGCGATCCCCTTTGTTGCGGCTGGCGATGTTGGGGTTTAAATCCGCCTCGTTTCCGGTCTGGCCGTAGCGGTTCACGCGCGCGAGGCGCTCCATCTGGCGCGACAGAAAGTCAGCGACCTTAAAGTCATGCGCCGTCAGGTCAGGCTTTGCGTAAAGCTGGATAAGCCGCGCCTCAAGCGTCGACTCCACGCGGTTAATCGGCGCGGTTTCCTCCCAGCCGTCGCGCTGCTTCCAGCTCTGCACGGTCGGGCGCTTGAGCTGCAGCATGTCGCAAATTTGCGGCACGGCGAAGCCCTGCCAGTAGAGCAGGCGCGCCTGCCGTCGCGGATCATTGAGTAGTGAAAGGTCTGTTGAAATGGTCATGCCTACCTCGTTTAGATGTCACGAGGCAAGGCTAAGGAAATGGCCGGACGTTATCGCTAACCCCCTGTTGTGTCAGGGGTTGCACTTCCGCAACCGGTGGCTGATGCGGGTGAGAGTCGGGAAACTAACCCCGACCCGAAAACCCAATATCAGGACACCTGAACAATGGCAAAGAAAGTTTCTAAATGGTTTCGCATCGGCGTCGAGGGTGACACCTGCGACGGCCGCGTCATCAGTGGTGACGATATTCAGGATATGGCCGACACGTTCGACCCCCGCGTCTACGGCTGCCGCATTAACCTCGAACATATCCGGGGGCTGTTGCCCGACAGCCTGTTTAAACGCTACGGCGACGTAACCGAACTAAAGGCGGAGGTTATCAGCGATGGCTCTGCGCTGGACGGCAAAAAGGCGCTGTTTGGCAAAATCGCCCCGCTTGACGAACTGGTCAGCATGGTTAAGGCCGGGCAAAAGGTTTACACCTCGATGGAGATCCGCCCGAACTTTGCCAACAGCGGCAAATGTTATCTCGTTGGGCTGGCCGTCACCGATGACCCGGCAAGCCTCGGCACCGAGTACCTCGAATTTTGCAGCCGCGCCACGCACAACCCTCTCGCCGGTAAAAAAGACCAGCCGGGCGATTTCTTCTCTGTTGCAACGCTGGCCGAGCTGGAATTTGAGGACGTTCCCGACACCGTGCTCAACAGCCTGACCGACAAGGTTAAGGCCATTTTCAGCCGAAAGCAGGCCAGCGACGACGCACGACTCGCCGATGTGCATGAGGCCGTGACCACAGTCACCGAGCTGGTGCAAACCAACCTCACCGCCAATGACCAGCGCGTCACCGAGCTGGAGACTGCTTTTACGCAGCTCAAGCAGGACGTGAACAGCAAGGCAGAAGAAAGCGCGCAGGCGTTTACCTCCCTCAAAAGCTCCCTCGATAACACCGAAAGCCAGCGCCAGCCGCGCCGCGAGCTTTCAAAAGGTGGAACGGGCGACGAGCTGCTGACCAACTGCTGATAACGCGCCGGGCGCGTCGCCCGGCCTGAACCCTATTACCTGAACAGGAAAAACCATGCGTAAAGATACCCGCTTTAAATTCAATGCCTACCTGTCCCGCGTCGCGGAGCTGAACGGCGTTTCCACCGATGACGTGGCGAAGAAATTCACCGTCGAGCCGTCCGTCACGCAAACCCTGATGAACACCCTGCAGATGTCATCCGCGTTTCTGACCAAAATCAACATCGTGCCGGTCGACGAGCTGAAGGGCGAAAAGGTCGGGGTCGGCGTTAACGGTACGATTGCCAGCACCGCTGACACCGCCGGGGATGAAGAGCGTAAAACCGCCGACTTTACCGCGCTGGAGTCCAATAAGTACGAGTGCGCGCAGATTAACTTTGACTTCCATATCCGCTATAAGCAGCTCGACCTGTGGGCGCGATTCCAGGACTTCCAGACCCGTATTCGTGACGCGATTATCAAGCGCCAGTCGCTCGATTTCATCATGGCCGGATTTAACGGCATCGAGCGCGCGGCGACGTCCGACCGCAAGAAAAACCCGATGCTGCAGGACGTGGCGACCGGCTGGCTGCAGAAGTACCGCAATGAAGCGCCAGCGCGCGTGATGTCGAAAATTACCGATGACGAGGGCGCTGTCGTTTCGGATGTGATCCGCGTGGGTAAGAACGGCGACTATGCGAACCTCGACGCGCTGGTCATGGATGCCACCGGCAATCTGATTGACGAGATTTATCAGGATGACCCGGAGCTGGTTGTCATCACCGGGCGCAAGCTGATGGCGGATAAGTATTTTCCAATCGTCAATAAGGAGCAGGAAAACAGCGAGTCGCTGGCCGCTGACATCATCATCAGCCAGAAGCGAATCGGCAACCTGCCAGCCGTGCGCGTGCCTTATTTCCCGGCAAATGCCCTGATGGTGACACGTCTCGATAACCTGTCGATTTACTTCATGGATGACGCACATCGCCGCGCCATCATCGAAGAGCCGAAAAAAGACCGCGTCGAAAACTACGAGTCGATGAATATCGACTACGTGGTGGAGGCTTACGCCGCCGGTTGCCTGATTGAAAACATCAAGCTCGGTGACTTCACCGCACCGGCTGCACCGGAAAGCGGAGAGTAAACCATGACGAGTCCCGCAGCGCGTCACATGATGCGGGTCTCGGCCTCTGAAACAGCGCGGCGGGCTGCTGCCCCGCTGCGCAATGCAACTGCCTATGAGCAGATGCTGGTTAAGGTGGCCGCAGACAACCGCACGCTGAAACAAATCCGCTCCAAAGAGCACAAGGCCGCGAAAAAGCGCGAGCTGCTGCCGTTCTATCTGCCGTGGGTCGCTGGCGTCCTCGCAAACGGCAAGGGCGCGCAGGATGACATTGTCATGACCGTCATGCTGTGGCGTCTCGATGCTGACGATATCGCCGGGGCGCTGGAAATTGCCCGTTATGCGCTGGCCTATGGCCTGACCATGCCAACCGGTCGCCGTCCGACGCCTTACCTGCTGGCCGAAGAGGTGGCGCTTGCCGCGCAGCGCCTGCGCACGGCAAAACAGCCGGTCGAGCTGGAGAGCCTCCTCGACACCCTCGCGCTGACCGAGGGGGCAGATATGCCCGATATCGTCCGGGCGAAGCTGCACAAAATCACCGGCTACGCGCTCCGTGATGCCGGGCGACTGCCCGAGGCGCTGTCGCACCTGCAGCGTGCGATCCAGTTAGAGACCGCTATCGGCGTGCGAAAGGACATCGAGCAGCTCGAGCGCCAGCTCAGGCCGAAGCCCGAACCGGCCACGAAAACCAAAACGACTAAACCGCGCACGCGCAAACCTGCCGCTAAACCGGCGGCACGGCGCGGGCGTCCACCAAAGGCGGCAAAGGCCGCAGGTTAACCGAGCGCTCCCCGAGCCGGGCGGCACGCCGGTCAATGCGGGTATTCATTGCCCTGACTGCGACCGGCGTCCACCGCCCACCCATTACCCGAGGATGTCATGACGACGCTGATTATTGAGAAAAACAAAGAGCCGCAGGACGTGCCGGGCGTGGTGATACCGCCGCCGGGCGTGAGCGAGCCGGTAATCAAAAACACCCCTTTTTACCCTGATGTTGATCCGAAGCGCGTGCGGGAGGAAATGCGCTTAGAGCAGACCGTTTCCCCCGTGCGCCTGCGCCGGGCGATTAAGACCGCCATCGCGGAGACTAACGCGGAGCTGGGCGAGTGGCGTGAGCGTCAGCTAGATGCCGGTTATGTCACGCTGGCCGAAGTCCCGACCGACGAGCTCGACGGCGAGAGCGTGCGGGTTTTCCACTACTTCAACGCCGTGTGCTCGATGACGACGGCCACGCTCTATGAGCGCTTTCGCGGCGTGGATGCGACCGCCAAAGGCGACAAAAAGGCCGACAGCATCGACAGCACTATCGATGAATTGTGGCGTGATATGCGCTGGTCCGTGGCGCGTATTCAGGACAAGGCGCGCTGCATTGTGGGGCAAATCTGATGAAAGCGTATGCGCTGCAGGGCGACACCCTCGACGCGATTTGCGCGCGGTATTACGGGCGCACTGAGGGGGTGGTCGAAACCGTGTTAGAAGCGAATCCCGGCCTGTCCGAGCTCGGCGTCATTCTGCCGCACGGAACGGCTATCGAACTGCCCGAGACCGACAGCGCGGCGAAATCCGAAACGGTGAATTTATGGGACTGAGCATGGAAAAAATCACGACGTTTGTCGCCTACTGGCTGGCCGTTGCGCTGGCCTATCTCGGGGCAATGTCACCCGAAAAAATGGCGCTTTACGTGGGCGGCGGATGCGCCATTTTTACCGCGCTGACGAACTACTGGTTTAAGCGCAAAACCTATCGCTACCTGACGTCACTCGGGCTCGATAAGGGGGCTATTCGTGAAATCAATCGTTAAACGTTGCAGTGTGGCCGCAGTGCTGGCGCTGGCGGCGCTGATGCCTGACTTTCGTCTGCTTAACACCTCGCCCGAGGGGCTGGCGCTGATTGCCGACCTCGAAGGTTGTCGCCTGACGCCTTACCAGTGCAGCGCGGGAGTGTGGACGTCAGGCATCGGCCACACTGCAGGCGTCGTGCCGAAAGGGGAAATCACAGAACGTCAGGCGGCGGCGAACCTCGTCGCGGATGTGCTGAACGTCGAGAAGCGTCTCGCGGTCTGCGTGCCGGTGGATATGCCGCAGCACATTTACGACGCGCTGGTCAGCTTCTCATTCAACGTTGGAACCGGCGCGGCCTGCCGGTCGACGCTGGTCTCGTATATCAAGCGCCAGCAATGGTGGCAGGCGTGCGATCAGCTCACCCGATGGGTCTATGTGAATGGAGTTGTCAGCACCGGGCTGGAAAATCGCCGCGCGCGTGAGCGCGCCTACTGCATCAGAGGTATTCCATGAAAGCGATGCTGTTTTTGCTGGCCGTGCTGGTTGCGGTTGTACTCTGGCAACGCCACGAAAACGGCAACCTGACGCGCTCTTTTGAGCGAGCGAATAAGGTCGCCGGTGAACAAAAAAACGTGATCGGCATGCTGAAAAATCAGCTTTCCATATCACAGGGCATTGCCAGGCGAAACGAAACCGCGCAGGTCAATCTACGCGGGGAACTGATTGCCGCCGGTGCGATGGCCGTGCGGCGGGAAGAGACCATTACGAGGCTGATAAATGAAAATGAAGAGCTGCGCCGCTGGTATGGCGCTAAGTTGCCTGATGTTGTGCGCAGGCTGCACACCCGCGCCGGTTGCGCGTCCGCCGGTCATTGTTTACAGCGCGTGTCCGAAGGTGAGCCTTTGCCCGATGCCGGAAAGCAAACCGGTCACTAATGGCGACCTGAGCGCAGATATCCGCAGGCTTGAGCACGCGCTCACCGCCTGCGCGCTGCAGGTCGAAACCGTCAAAGACTGTCAGGATAAACTCGATGAAGAAAGCAATCAGCCTGCGAAAAGCGCTCACTGACGCCGTCCCGCAGCTTAAAACCAATCCCGAGATGATGCGCATCTTTGCCGACGAGGGGAATATCGACGCGCGGCTCGCATCCTCGCTGTCTCACGAAAAGATTTACACCCTGAACGTGATCGTGTGTGACTTCGTGGGCGACCCCGATTTGATATTCGTGCCGGTGGCCGCGTGGCTCAGGGAAAACCAGCCTGACATCTGCACGCTCGACGAGGGGCGCAAAAAGGGCTATCGCTTCCAGATGGATTTGAACGACGGCGACAGCGTTGATATCAGCATCAGCCTGCAGCTCACCGAGCGCACCATCATCAAGGAGGAAAACGGCGCGCTTCACGTCAGCTATGCTCCTGAGCCGCCGCTGCCGGAGCCCGTTACCCGTCCGACTGAGCTCTATATCAACGGCGAGCTTGTGAGCAATTGGGATGAGTGAATTTAAGCCCTTTGACGACCGGCTCGCCGGTCTGCTTGCCGCGATGTCGCCTGCCGGGCGTCGGAAGCTTGCCGGTGAGATTGCAAAGCAGCTCAGAGCCGCGCAGCAGCAACGCATTAAACAGCAAAAAGCCCCTGACGGCTCACCCTATCAGGCAAGAAAGCGTCAGCCGCTCAGGACGAAGGCCGGGCGCATAAAGCGGGCTATGTTTCAGAAGCTCCGCACTAGTCGGTACATGAAAGCCGGTGGCCGTGAGAACAGTGCAGTGGTGGAATTTACTGGTAAGGTGCAGCGTATTGCGCGTGTCCATCAGTACGGCCTAAAAGACAGGCCGGGCGTACACTCGCGCGATGTAAAATATGCGCAACGTCAACTTTTGGGATACAGTTTTAAGGATGGAGAATCAATTCAAAAGTTGATAGTTAAGTATTTGAGTTAAATTAATGAGGATACTTAATCTTTAATGTCATTTTAAAGTTGTGTATGGCTCCGTAGAGATAATGATGTTGCCGATATCTTGAGCCTTAAATGGCACTTGCAGTTAGACATATATTAAGCCTACCATGGAAATGGTTATGCCTCGGTGATGTAATCACTTGGATGCATATATAATATATTTAGATGAAAGGTATATGTAATGGCTACACATGACAGGAAATCATGCAGTGCTTATCTTAATCTTGTTGCACCTCCGATATCTAACACATTGGCGGCTACAATCACCAACCATGATGTTGAAATAATAAACAGATTGCGTCAAAGTCATTTTTATATGATTTGCGGCAGAGCAAAGGCGACATTCGGTAAAGTTGTAGGTGTTGATAGTAAGGGTAATATCCCAGTTGAAATAACACTTGATTCAGGGTTGCATTCCAAAGGGTTTATACATATATCGAGAATGGGCTTTTTCAGGGATGCTCCAGATAGCTTCTCACTAAAATTGAAAGCTAATGGGGATTTTATTACTTTATTCTACGGTGATAAAGTAGTTCTTAATCTTACCCCAGATGAGTTGTTAATGCGACGAGGGAGGAATGATTATATAGTAAGTGGATTTGAAAACTATCGAGAAATGATGACCTTTGATTTGCTTTATGTTGGTATCGCTAAAGAAAATCAGGATAGTTACAGTCGGTTGATTGCTAAAGGTCATAAAGCCAGAATGGATATCTTAGCTAATGAGGAGCAGCGCGCGACCGGTGCAAGAGTTAGCGACGAAACTTTCCTGTTACTTTTTCAGATTGAGCCTCTAACTATTACTACCTTTAGTGGCCCTGAGGACTTAGATGATGAGGATTTAAATTTCTCTATTAATTATCATAGGTTGGTTGCGGATGCTGAAAAGGCTGTTATTAATACTTTTAAACCAAAGTATAATAAGCAGTTATATGTTAATTATCCAAAAGGAAAGGATGGTCTATATCAGCAAGGGTATGATGGTTACACATATGCTATTTCAGAAGGGGTCGCTTTTAATACAGCCTATGGAACAATTAAGGGGGCCAGGGATTTATCTGGATACTATATTACCAATGAGGCGGATTTTATTTCAGTGATTGATGGGGAGGTGACTCTCAATATCTCTGGGGTCGATTTTGATGTCAATGTTGTTTAATAAAGTCATTGCTTAATGGTTTTTTTGATTAGAAATTGCGTTTATATATTGAAGTTTTAGTTTGTTGTTTCATCTACCACAAAACTCCCCTCGGTTGCCGCTGGCCTTGCCTGGCGGCATCCTTCCCACATGAATAATCTAAATTCTCTTCCGGAAATCGCACGCGCGATCCGCAACCTTATCCGCACCGGCATCGTGACCGACGTCGACCCCGAAGAGGGGTTGTGTCGCGTCCAGACCGGCGGCATCGAAACCACCTGGCTTAACTGGCTCACCTGTCGCGCCGGTCGCTCCCGCGTGTGGTGGGCTCCCTCGGTCGGTGAGCAGGTTTTACTGCTGGCGATCGGCGGCGAGCTCGACACGGCGTTTGTGCTGCCGGGCATCTTCTCTGATGACCATCCCGCGCCGTCAGCCTCACCCGATGCGTTTCACGTCGCCTTTCCTGATGGCGCGGTCATCGAGTACGAGCCCGAAAGCGGGGCGCTCACCGTGTCCGGCATCAAAACCGCCGACGTCACCGCGTCGGATTCCATCACGGCCACCGTGCCGGTGGTGCTGGTAAAAGCCGAAACCCGCATCACGCTCGACACCCCGGAGGTGGTGTGTACCAACAAGCTGACAACCGGCACGCTCGAAGTGCAGAAGGGCGGGAAGCTGACCGGGAACATCGAGCACACCGGCGGGAAGCTGACCTCAAACGGCGTACAGGTGGATGACCACGACCACGGCGGCGTGGAGAGTGGCGGTGACAGAACGGTGGGGACCAAATGACAGCTCGTTATTCAGGAATGAACAGCCAGACCGGGCTCAGTATCTCGGAGGTCGAGCATATCAGGCAAAGCGTGCGCGACATTCTGGTCACGCCGGTTGGCTCGCGCGTCATGCGTCGTGATTATGGCTCGCTGCTGTCGGCGCTGATTGACCAGCCGCAGACCCCGGCACTTCGCCTGCAGATTATGGCCGCGTGCTACTCCGCGATCCAGAAGTGGGAGCCGCGCGTCAGCCTGACAACCATCACCTTTGAGCGGTCGGAGACCGACGGCGGGCTGTATGTCGACATTACCGGCACGCGCTCGGCTGGCGGTAAGCCCTTTTCCCTCACCATTCCACTGAGTTAAACACTATGGCAATTGTTGACCTGAACCAGCTCGCCGCGCCCGACGTCGTGGAGGTGCTGGACTATGAGACCATCCTCGCAGAGCGTAAGGTGACGCTCGTCTCGCTGTACCCGGAAGACCAGCAGGAGGCTATTGCGCGCACGCTGACGCTCGAATCAGAGCCGATTGTGAAGCTGCTGCAGGAAAACGCCTATCGGGAGGTTATCTGGCGACAGCGCGTCAACGAGGCCGCGCGTGCGCTTATGCTGGCCTACGCCAATGATGCAGACCTTGACCAGCTCGGCACAAATTCCGGCGTTGAGCGTCTGGTGATAACGCCTGCAGATGACACGACAATCCCGCCGACGCCTGCCGTGATGGAGTCGAATACCGACTACCGTCTGCGCATCCAGCAAGCCCCGGAGGGACTGAGCACCGCGGGCTCAACCGGTGCATATCAGTATCATGGCCGCAGCGCCGACGGGCGGGTCGCAGATATTTCCGTCATCAGCCCTGAGCCGTCATGCGTCACGGTCTCGGTGCTGTCGCGCGAATCGAACGGCGTGGCCTCTGATGACCTTCTCGCCAAGGTGCGCAATGCGCTCAACGATGAGGATATCAGGCCGGTGGGCGACCGCGTGACCGTGCAGTCGGCAAGCATTGTCGACTATAAAATCATCGCATCGCTTTACCTGTATCCCGGTCCCGAAAGCGAGCCGGTACTCAATGCGGCGAAAGAAAAGCTGCAGGCATATATCACGGCGCAGCACCGGCTAGGGCGCGATATCCGAAAATCTGCCATTTATGCCGCGCTCCACGTCGAGGGCGTGCAGCGCGTAGAGCTGGCCGAACCGGTGGCAGACATCGTGCTCGATGACACGCAGGCGTCATGGTGCATCGAGTACAGCGTCATGGTAGGAGGCAACGATGAATGATACCCGCCTGTTGCCGGTGGGCTCCTCGCCGCTTGAGGTGGCGGCGGCGCGCGCCTGCGCTGACATCGAGAAAACACCCGTTCCCCTTCGTCGCCTGTGGAGCGCTGACGACTGCCCGGCGCACCTGCTGCCGTGGCTGGCGTGGGCGTTTTCCGTTGACCGGTGGGATGAAAACTGGCCGGAGGAAACCAAGCGGGAGGTTATCCGCTCGTCGAGGTTTATTCATGCGCACAAGGGCACGATAGGCGCGGTGCGGCGCGTGGTTGAGCCCCTCGGCTATCTGATTAACGTTACGGAGTGGTGGGAAACCAGCGACCCGCCCGGCACGTTTCGCCTCGATATCGGCGTGCTTGAGACCGGCATCACCGAAGAAATGTATTACGAAATGGAGCGGCTTATCGCGGATGCAAAACCCGCCAGCCGCCACCTAATCGGGCTCAATATCATTCAGGACGTCGCGGGGCATCTTTACACCGGCGCCCTGAGCTATGACGGCGACATCATTACGGTTTATCCCGGATAAGTGAGAGCACTATGACAGTGAAATATAAAACGGTCATTACCAGAGCCGGTGCGGAAAAGCTCGCAGCGGCGACCGTACCGAACGGAAAAAAGGTGAACTTTAGCGCGATGGCCGTCGGCGACGGCGGCGGGAAACTGCCCGAACCGGACCCCGGCCAGACAAAGCTCGTCAATGAGCGCTGGCGCTCGACGCTGAACAAAATCAGCCAGGACAACAAAATAAAAATTACGTGGTGGCGGAGCTGCTTATTCCCCCGGAGACCGGCGGCTTCTGGCTGCGCGAGCTCGGCCTCTATGACGACACCGGCACGCTGATTGCGGTCGGCAACATGGCTGAAAGCTACAAGCCGACGCTGGCGGAGGGCTCGGGGCGCGCGCAGACCCTGCGAATGGTGATTATGGTCAGCGATATTGAATCAGTAGAGCTGACAATTGACACCTCTGTCGTGATGGCAACGCAGGATTATGTCGACGGGAAGCTCGAAGAGCATGAAAAATCACGCCGTCACCCTGACGCCACGCTCAACGATAAGGGGTTTGTGCAGCTCAGTAGCGAGACCGACAGCGCGTCTGAGACGCTCGCAGCGACGCCGAAAGCGGTTAAGGCGGCATATGACCTTGGTAAGGGGAAATATACGGCTCAGGACGCGACCACGGCGCAGAAGGGTATCGTCCAGCTCAGTAGCGCGACCGACAGCGCGTCTGAGACGCTCGCAGCGACGCCGAAAGCGGTTAAGGCGGCATATGACCTTGCTAAGGGGAAATACACGGCTCAGGACGCGACCACGGCGCAGAAGGGTATCGTCCAGCTCAGTAGCGCGACCGACAGCACGTCAGAGACGCTGGCGGCGACGGCGAAAGCGGTTAAGGCCGCAAACGACAATGCCAATGGTCGCGTGCCGTCAGGCCGCAAGGTGAACGGGCATGCGCTGACGGACGATTTCAGCATCAGCACTCAGGATATTTTCAACGGTCAGGCAGAGGGGATTGGCAATGCCGTTGACCTGAACACCATTACCACGCCGGGTCTGTATTATCAGCCCGCGAACGTGCAGGCAGCGACCGGGAAGAACTATCCCGAGGCCAACGCGGGCTCGCTGGAAGTGTATAAACACGCCGGGATTACGCAGATATACCGGGTTTATAACAATTCCCGCTCGTATATTCGCACCCTCTACAGCGGAACGTGGACGGCATGGATAAAGCAATATGATGCGGCCAATAAGCCAACCGCCGCCGACGTCGGCGCGCTGGCGAGCAACGCCAACGCGGTATCGGCGACCAAATTGCAGACCGCGCGCACCATCGGCGGCGTGGGATTTGACGGGACGGCAAACATCAACCTGCCGGGCGTGAATACGCAGGGCAACCAGAACACCACGGGCAACGCGGCAACGGCAACAAGGCTGCAAACGGCGCGCACCATCAACGGCGTCGCGTTTAACGGTACGGCCAATATCACCATCCCGGCCAGCGCGATCGGCTCCTACACGAAGGCGGAAAGCGATGCGCGGTATGTGCAGAACATTCGCCGGGGACCGCAGCAATTTATGACGCCGGGAGAAAACGGGATCTGGAACGGCTTTGAGCTCGGAAGCGGGTATTTTACCGGCACCAAAAACCGCACCGATGATGGCAATGCCAAATTCAGCCAGTATTATTTTCGGGTCGCGCAGGTCTACATTCAGTCGAAAGGCTGGGTAGACACCGGCTCGGCATAGCAAGGGGGTATAATGTACGAAGGTAAATTTGTGGGAACGTTTAAGCGACACCACACGGAAACCTCTGAGGAGGGCGTGGAGTACTGGGTGGCGCTGAACGAGAAGGGCAAGGATTATTATAAGCTTCGCAACAGGCGCACCCAAAAATATGTGCTGCTCACCCTGCCTGACAGCAATATCGTCAGCGGGATTGACGAAGAGGGGATGTTTTCATTTCCTTATCCCTACAACGTTTATTTTCTTGACGAGATTCCTGATGACCTTGCGGTCGGGGAATATATTTACGACGGGAAAACGTTTAAGCCCTATATCGACGTGGGGGCGTGGAAGCACAACATGAACCTTAAAATTAAGGATGAAATGCTTGAATCCCTGATGAAGGGAGAGGTGCGTACCGACCTGCAGGAGAAGAAGAGTATCGTCGATGCGTACGAGGGCGACGGCTACACTCCCCCCTTACCCTTCTGAACGGAAAGCATGAGCCAAAAAAAAGCCCGGTAACGGGCTAATCATAATTGCGTTCTTCATAGCGGGGAGATTCATCCCCGCGTATTACCGGCCTGATTAACCTGCCTGTTAATACTGCTGCGAGGAAGATTAAAAACGTGGCCGCGTATATTTTCATAACGTCATGACTCCTGATGGTGAATGGCGTCATGTTAACGACGGGCTTTTTTAATAGATAATCATTAAGGCAGATCGTTAATTATGTATTGATCGTTTAAATCGATCGCCGCGCACCGGATAAACTAAATAAGCGGCCTCCGTGTTGTGCCAAAGCCTGCAAAACCCTGATAAATAGCCCTCCTCCCATACTCACCGGACAATACACTCACCCTTAACCACGGAGTTAAACGGATGAGTGATTATCATCATGGCGTGGAGGTCATCGAGATTAACGATGGCACGCGCACCATTTCCACCGTATCAACGGCCATTATCGGCATGGTCTGCACCGCTTTCGATGCTGACGACGCCACCTTTCCATTCAATAAGCCGGTACTGATTACCAGCGTGCAAAACGCTATCGCTAAAGCCGGTACTAAGGGGACGCTCGCGAAATCCCTGCAGGCAATCGCTGACCAGTGCAAGCCGGTCGTTGTGGTTGTGCGCGTACCCGAGGGAATCGACGACCCGGACGACCCCGAAGCGGCGCAGAAAGAGACCATTTCGAACATCATCGGCACGACCGACGAAAACGGCAATTACACCGGCCTTAAGGCGCTGCTGACCGCAAAAACCGTCACCGGCGTCAAGCCGCGCATTCTCGGCGTGCCGGGGCTGGATACTCAGGAGGTGGCGACCGCGCTCGCGGCAACCTGCCAGAGCCTGCGCGCCTTTGGCTATATCAGCGCGTGGGGCTGCAAGACCATTTCTGATGCCATTAAATACCGTGAGAACTTCAGCCAGCGCGAGCTCATGGTCATTCACCCTGACTTTCTGGCATGGGACACCACGGCCAATAAGACCAATATCGCATGGGCGACGGCGCGCGCGCTCGGCCTGCGCGCCAAAATCGACCAGGAGACGGGCTGGCACAAAACGCTGTCTAACGTTGGCGTGAATGGCGTCACCGGCGTCAGCGCGTCGGTTTCATGGGATTTGCAGGAGAAAGCCACCGACGCAAACCTGCTCAATGAGGCCGGTGTGACCACGCTGATTCGAAACGACGGCTTTAAGTTTTGGGGCAACCGCACTTGCTCGGACGATCCGCTTTTCCTGTTTGAAAACTACACCCGCACGGCGCAGGTGCTGGCCGACACGATGGCGGAAGCGCACGCGTGGGCGATTGATAAACCCGTCACCGCAACGCTTATCCGCGACATTGTCGCCGGTATCAATGCCAAATTCCGCGAGCTAAAAAACAACGGCTATATCGTTGACGGCTCCTGCTGGTACGACCCGGAGTCAAACAGCGTGGAAACCCTCAAGGTGGGGAAACTGTATATCGATTACGACTACACCCCCGTCCCGCCGCTGGAAAACCTGACCCTGCGCCAGCGCATCACTGATACCTATCTGGCGAACCTGTCGGACTCGGTCAACAGCTAAGGAGCTGCAAGCATGGCACTACCGCGCAAGCTTAAATATCTGAACATGTTCAACGACGGCCTCAGCTATATGGGCGTCGTGGAATCCGTCACCCTGCCGAAGCTGACCCGCAAGCTCGAAAAATATCGCGGCGGCGGGATGCCGGGCTCGGTCTCGATTGACCTCGGCCTCGATGACGACGCGCTGTCGCTTGAGTGGACGCTCGGCGGCCTGCCTGACGTCGAGCTGTGGGCGCAGTACGCTTCGCCGGGGGCTGACAGCGTCCCGCTGCGCTTTACCGGCTCATACCAGCGCGATGACACCGGCGCAATTTCTGCCGTTGAGGTGGTCATGCGTGGTCGTCACAAAGAGTACGACGGCGGCGAGAACAAGCAGGGCGAAAGCGGCTCGACCAAGATGTCGACAGAGTGCGTCTATTACCAGCTCACGATTGACGGCAAAGAGGTCATCGAGATTGACGTCATCAACATGGTGCTGAAAGTCGACGGCGTCGACCGTCTGGCGGAGCACCGTAAGGCCATCGGCCTGTAACCCTTAAGCCGGTCAGCAGGGCTGGCCGGTTACTTAACTTAACGAGAGTAAAATCATGGAAAACATCACCGAAACTGACGCAACCGAAAACAAAAAGCCGCACGTTGTTACCCTCGATAACCCTCTGATGCGCGGTGAGCAAAAAATCGGCGAGGTGACAGTCTCAAAGCCTAACGCGGGAACCCTGCGCGGAGTGAGTCTGGCGTCGCTGGCAAACTCCGACGTCGATGCGCTGATTAAGGTGCTGCCGCGCATGACCTATCCGGCGCTCACCGAGCATGAGGTTGCCCGTCTGGATGCGTCAGACCTGATGCAGTTCGCCGCTGAGGTGATCGGTTTTTTGTCGCCGTCTTCGGCTCGCTGAAATTTCCCGACACACTGTCGGTCGATGACCTGATGGCGGATATCGCGGTGATATTTCACTGGCCGCCGTCAGAGCTTTATTCCCTGAGCGTGACCGAGCTCCTCACATGGCGCGAAAAGGCGCTACAGCGAAGCGGGAACAACCATGAGCAATAACGTCAGACTTGAGGTGCTGCTTAACGCAGTTGACCGTGCAAGCCGACCGCTCAAAGCTATCCAGAACGCCAGCAAATCACTCGCTGGCGATATCTGCACTTCTCAGACCGCCCTGCGCGACCTCAACGCGCAGGCGTCCCGCATTGACGGATTCAGGAAAGCGAGCGCGCAGCTTGCCGTTACCGGTCAGTCGCTTAATAAAGCGAAACAGGAGGCCGCTGCGCTGGCCGTCCAGTTTAAAAATACCGAAAACCCCACGAACGCGCAGGCGCGCGCGATGGAGGCGGCAAAGAAATCTGCCGCTGACCTGCAGCTCAAATACAACGGGCTCAGGCAGTCTGTGCAGCGCCAGCGCACCGAGCTCGCGCAGGCGGGTATTAACACGCGCACGCTGTCGGCGGATGAGCGACGCCTGAAAACCAGCATCAGCGAGACCACAGCGCAGCTCAACCGGGAGCGTGAGGCGCTGGCGCGGGTCAGTCAGCAACAGGCAAAACTGAGCCGGGTAAAGGAGCGCTATCAGGCCGGAAAAAGTATAGCCGGTAGCATGGCGGCGGCTGGCGCGGCGGGTACAGGAATTGCCACGGCTGGCACAATGGCCGGGGTTAAATTACTGATGCCCGGTTATGACTTTGCGCAGAAAAACTCCGAGCTGCAGGCCGTTCTCGGCGTCGACAGGCAGTCGCCGGAAATGCAGGCGCTACGCAAGCAGGCGCGCCAGCTTGGGGATAATACTGCCGCGTCTGCAGATGACGCGGCGAGCGCGCAAATCATCATAGCGAAAAGCGGCGGTGACGCTGCTGCCATTCAGGCGGCGACTCCGGTCACGCTGAATATGGCGCTGTCAAACCGGCGCTCGATGGAGGAAAACGCCGCGCTGCTGACCGGGATGAAATCTGCGTTTCAGCTTTCAAACGACAAGATTGCGCACATTGGCGACGTTCTCTCGATGACGATGAACAAAACCGCCGCCGATTTTGACGGACTGAGCGACGCGCTGACCTATGCCGCGCCGGTGGCAAAAAATGCCGGGGTGAGCATCGAGCAAACCGCCGCAATGGTCGGTGCGCTGCACGATGCCAAAATCACCGGGTCAATGGCGGGGACGGGCAGCCGCGCTATTCTGAGCCGCCTGCAGGCTCCAACCGGGAAAGCGTTTGAGGCCATCAGGGAGCTCGGCGTTAAAACGTCCGACAGCAAGGGAAACACGCGCCCGATATTCTCCATCCTGAAAGAAATGCAGCGTAGCTTTGAGAAGAATAATCTCGGGACAAGCCAGCGCGGCGAATACATGAAAGCCATTTTTGGTGAGGAGGCCAGCTCGGCGGCGGCGGTGCTGATGACTGCGGCATCGAGCGGCAAGCTTGACCGGCTCACTGCCGCGTTTAAAGCCTCGGACGGAAAAACCGAGGAGCTGGTCCAAATCATGCAGGACAACCTCGGCGGCGACTTCAAGGAGTTTCAGTCGGCCTATGAGGCGGTAGGCACTGACCTTTTCGACCAGCAGGAGGGCGCGCTACGCAAGCTGACGCAGACGGCGACGAAATACGTTCTGAAGCTTGACGGCTGGATTACGAAAAATAAATCACTTGCGACCACGATCGGCGTTGTGGCCGGTGGCGCGCTGGCACTTATCGGCGTAATCGGAGGGATTGGCCTGATTGCGTGGCCGGTGGTCATGGGCATCAATGCCATTATCGCCGCCGCCGGTATTCTGGGAACCGTGTTTACCGTGGCCGGTGGCGCGATTGTGACTGCGATCGGCGCTATCAGCCTGCCGGTGGTGGCGGTAGCCGGTGCAGTAGTGGCCGGGGCGCTTCTGATTCGCAAATACTGGGAGCCATTAGGCGCATTTTTCTCGGGCGTGGTCGAGGGGCTTAAATCGGCCTTTGCGCCGGTGGTGGCAATTTTCGCCCCTCTCGGTCCGGTGTTTGACGCCATTCTCGAAAAACTGCGCGCCGTGTGGCAGTGGTTTACCAACATGATAGCGCCGGTGAAGGCGACGCAGGATACGCTCGACAGCTGCAAAAATGCCGGTGTGGCCTTTGGTAAGGCGCTGGCCGACGCGCTGCTGACGCCGCTCAATCTCTTTAACAGCCTGAGCGGAAAGGTTAACTGGCTGCTGGAAAAACTCGGCGTTATTAAAAAGGCGTCGGGCGACCTCGACCAGACTGCAGCGAAAGCCGGTGCCGGAGGCGGGACACAAAACGGGTCATACATTCCGGCCACCTCGTCATATGGCGGCTATCAGGCCTATCAGCCGGTGACGGCTCCGGCTGGCCGGTTTTACGTCGACCAGAGCAAGAGCGAGTATCACATCACCCTGCAGGGTGGGGTCGCGCCGGGAAGTGACCTTGACCGCCAGCTCAGGGAGGCCGTCGACAAACTCGACCGGGAAAACCGTGCGCGTCAGCGCTCAAGCATGCGGCTCGACTGAGGAGGGGGAAAACATGTTAATGGTTCTGGGTTTATTTGTTTTTGAGCGCCGCACGCTGCCTTATCAGTCGATGCAGTATTCGAAGGATTATCGCTGGGCTTCAAACGACCGCGTAGGCATGCCTCCGGCTTATCAGTTTCTCGGGGAGGGGGAGACCTCGCGCACGCTGTCCGGCGTGCTGTACCCCGAAATCACCGGCGGTCGCCTGTCGCTGACCGCCATCGAGCTGATGGCCGACGAGGGTCGGGCGTGGCCGCTGATTGACGGAACGGGGATGATCCACGGCATGTATATCATCGACAAAGTGACCCATACGCACACTGAGCTATTCAGCGACGGCGCGGCCAGAAAAATTGAGTTCAGCCTGTCGTTGAAACGGGTCGATAAATCCCTCACGGAAATGTACGGCGATTTGAAAACGCAGGCCGACAGTCTGCTGACGTCTGCCGGTAACTGGATGGGAGGGCTCGCGGGATGATTACGGGAATGAAGATTCAGGCCGGTGCGCGCATCGCCCCGGCGTTTATGCTCACGCTCGACGGCGAGGATATCACGCAGAATTTTAGCGATCGGCTAATCGGGCTGACCATGACGGACAATCGCGGCTTCGAGGCTGACCAGCTCGATATCGAGCTCGATGATACCGACGGCCTCGTCGAGCTGCCGCCGCGCGGCGCAAAGCTGACGCTGTGGCTGGGCTGGCAGGGCTCCGCGCTTCTGAATAAGGGGAGTTTCACGGTCGATGAAATCGAGCACCGGGGCGCGCCTGATACGCTGACCATCCGGGGGCGCAGCGCTGACTTTCGCGGGACGCTGAACTCTCGCCGCGAACAATCATGGCATGACACCACGCTCGGCGTCATCGTTGAGACAATCGCGGCGCGCAACAAGCTGACGGCCAGCGTGGCCGATACGCTGAAAGCGCTCCCCGTGCCCCACATCGACCAGACGCAGGAATCCGACGCGGCGTTTTTATCCCGTCTGGCTGAACGCAACGGCGCATCAGTATCGGTGAAATATGGGAAATTATTATTCCTGAAAGCTGGTAGCGCAGTGACGGCCAGCGGTAAACCCATCCCGCAGATGACCGTCGAACGGAGCGACGGCGACCGGCATCAGTTTGCTATTGCTGACCGGGAGGCTTACACCGGCGTAACGGCAAAATGGCTGCACACCAAAGACCCGAAGCCGCAAAAGCAAAAGGTGAAGCTCAAGCGCAAACCGAAGGTGCAGCACCTGCGCGCGCTGCAGCATCCGAAAGCGACCAAAACCACGGCAAAGACCAAAGCCAGAAAGGAGCAGGAAGCGCGCGAGGGTGAGTATATGGCCGGTGAGTCTGACAACGTGCTGGAGCTCACAACCATCTACGCGACAAAGGCGCAGGCCATGCGCGCCGCGCAGGCAAAGTGGGACAAGTTACAGCGCGGGGTCGCTGAGTTTTCAATCTCGCTGGCGTTTGGCCGTGCTGATTTATTTCCTGAAACACCTGTGGCGGTTAGAGGCTTTAAGCGCGTCATAGACGAGCAGGCTTGGATAATCAGTCGGGTGGTGCATAACCTTAACGGGAACGGCTACACGACGGGCTTAGAGCTTGAGATTAAGGTTTCGGATGTGGAGTACGAAAGCGAAGAGTTAAATCAATAAATGTGTTTTAAGTGTTTGTTATATATGGGTTTGATGGTTAAAATTAGCGCATCGGAAATTAAAAGAGGTGCTCGCCATGTTTCACTGTCCTAAATGCCATTTTGCCGCCCACGCTCGCACAAGCCGCTATTTTTCTGACACCACAAAAGAGCGCTATCACCAGTGCACAAACATCAACTGCAGTTGCACGTTTGTCACCACTGAGACGGTCGAGCGGTTTATCGCCTCACCTGCAGTGTTAGTGCCAGCGCCACCTCACCCGACATCATCCGGCCAACAACAAATCCACTGGCAGTGACCAAAAAAAGCCCCGCATTTGCGGGGCTTTTTGCATGTGGCGGCTCAGAAAAGATGCGTGTGTGAGAGCATAATTACTTTTGCTCTTTCAGGTTGTTCTTTCCCCATCTCGTTACAGGTCTTAAGCGGCTGCTCCAAAACATAGCCCTGCGCTTTATGCTTGTTGAGGATATGCAGCTCTTTTACTGACGAAAGATATTTTGCCGGGACATCTTTTGTCCAGATATCCATGCAAGCACCTGAGCTGATAACCGCATCGTAAACGGTTGAGGATATCTGGTTCTCGTTTAGTACAACCGTTAGCGTGTCACCACTTTTTGAAACTTCGATCGGCTGCCACGGCTTGAGAGATTTTTTTAGGGTAGAGGCATCGTTGGCCTGTGCTGTGTAGGAGGTTAGGGCAAGAGTGAACAAAGCAGCAGCTTTAAAATATTTCAAAGTAATTTCCTTATTAAACATATGCTTGAGATTTATTCTGTCACTGAATGAAACAAAAAGTAAAGCCCCGCGCTAGGCAGGGTTTTTTCGATGTGGTCAATGTGTGGACGTGACCAGAAATAAATCCTTTTATTTCAATTTGTTATCGCTTTAATGAAGTCACCAATAATAAACATATGAGTGTCATGACTAAAAATAATTCAATTTCTTCCAGCAGTAAGCAATGAATCTTGAACTTGGGGTCAAGAGTTCAAATTTACATTGAACACCATAAATCCATCTATAAATCTATGATTTGAGTAGCAGTTTTTTCATAAATTGCAGTTGTACAATTTTGGGTAAAAAATCTACACTAAAATTCGAAATTTCTAGCCCTTGGGAGCAAAAATGGGAGCTACTGTAACATTTGTAACGACGGTCATTGGTGCCATAATTGGTGGTCTAATCGCAGGTTATTTTTCATCGAAAGCCACAAAAGACGCACACGCTAATCAGAAGTCGATTTCGCAAGAGAATGAAACTCAGATTATACGGAGCCTTATGCAAGCACTCCATGATGAGTTAGAAACAATTTTCGATAACTATCAAGAAAATATGGGGAATCGACTTGAATCATTAAATGATGGTCAACCTCTCAACTTTTACTATCCCTTAGTAAGCGATTTCTTTGCAATTTATAATGGCAATACCTTTTTATTAGGCAGAATAAAAGATAATGATTTACGGAAAAACATCATTAAGACTTACACGTTAGGCAAGGGTATGGTGGATTCTTTCAGGATGAATAATGAATTAGTCCAGAAGTTTGAGCATTGGGATTCCGTTTATGCTGAAACACAGTCAGAGGTTCATTTGAAAAGAGCGCTTGCTCACCACCAAGGGCTAATAGAATATGCGAAAGTACTAAAGCTACAACATGCGAGGCTTAAACAAAACGTTCATGCAACTTTACGAACCCTAAGAAAAAATGGGGTCTTGAGTGAAACAAACTAATAGGGGAAAATTATGAGCTTTGACAAGCATGCATATCCTGAGACATTCATTATCAATGAAAATCAATTTCAGGGAACAAAAAAACGGGTAGTAATCAGGTGAAAATCCCATTCACGGTTGAACCTGACGTAGATCTGGGAACAGTCATAATTCAAAAAATCGGACAGCGCGAAATTTTTTTAAAAGTTGTCGATCTTAATATTTTACTAGACAGTACAATGAAGATAGGCACTAAACATCCACACTTACTCTCACTTGAAGTTGAAAACATATCATCTGAACAACATAAGAAAAATAAAAGTTCAAACAACGTCTTTAACATAGGTCATGTTAGCGGCTCGCAAGTACAAATAGGTGAAAGTAATCATTTGCTAATCAATGTTTCAATCACAGAACTGGTCGAAAAGGTTGCAGCCTCGGAGGATCCTAAGGCCAAATCTGCATTGAAAGAGCTTCTTGATAACAGCACTGTTGCTAGCATCATTGGTGCAGGTGCGTCAGCGCTTGTGAGTATGTTGTGACCAATAACACACACGAGATTTTGGACTCTCACAAGGCCGTATGAGAAAGCCTGTTGTACAAAAATCGAGTTAATTGAAGTTTTTTAATTCAAAATTGTTAGCCCCGCACATGGCGGGGCTTATATCGATGTGGTCAATGTGTGGACGTGACCAGAAATAAATCCTTTTATTTCAGTGTATTAAAACAAAAAAATAAGCCCGCGTAAGGGAGATTACGCAGGCTAAGGAGGTGGTTCCTGGTACAGCTAGCATTTATGGGTTATGTTTTTCAGCGGGTGGGATGATAACCGTATTGAACGAAGCGGTGTGTGATCCGATTCTAAGAATCATCCCAGCGTGAAAAAATTTCCCTGCTTAACTATTTGCCGTGCGGATTACGCGTGCTTTCGCCGTCGAAGTTACGCATCAGCAGCGCAAATTTCAGCTCAACCTCTTCCGGTACAGGCAGCCAGACGGTGTGCCCGTCGCCCGGTGCAACCTCAATCGCTTCGCCTTTGCCGTTTTCCAGATGCTCCAGCGTGAAGTTCATATTGCCCTGCGGGGTCATCAGCTCCAGGCTGTCGCCTTTGGTGAACTTGTTTTTCACCGCCACGGCCGCCAGCGCGCCTTTGCGCTCGCCGGTGAAATCGCCGACGAACTGCTGGCGCTCGGAAACGGAGTAGCCGTGCTCGTAGTTCTGGTAGTCGTCGTGGGTATGACGGCGCAGGAAGCCCTCGGTATAGCCGCGGTGCGCAAGGCCTTCCAGGGTTTCCAGCAGGCTGGTATCAAACGGTTTACCGGCTGCGGCATCGTCGATGGCCTTACGGTAAACCTGCGCGGTGCGCGCGCAGTAGTAGTAGGACTTGGTGCGGCCTTCGATTTTCAGGGAGTGCACGCCCATCTGCGTCAGGCGCTCAACGTGCGCAATGGCGCGCAGGTCCTTCGAGTTCATGATGTAGGTGCCGTGCTCGTCTTCAAAGGCGGTCATGTATTCGCCCGGACGCTTGGCCTCTTCAATCATAAATACGCTGTCGGTCGGCGCACCGATGCCGAGCGTCGGCTCCACGTTGGTCACCGGGATCGGCTCGTGCTTGTGAACGATATTGCCGACGTCGTCCTCTTTACCTTCCTGAACGTTGTACTCCCAGCGGCAGGCGTTGGTGCAGGTGCCCTGGTTCGGGTCGCGCTTGTTGATATAGCCGGAGAGCAGGCAGCGGCCGGAGTAGGCCATGCACAGCGCGCCGTGAACGAAGATTTCGATTTCCATCTCCGGCACCTGGGTGCGGATCTCTTCAATCTCTTCCAGAGACAATTCGCGAGACAAAATGACGCGGGTCAGCCCCATCTGCTTCCAGAACTTGACCGTCGCCCAGTTGACGGCGTTGGCCTGCACGGACAGGTGGATGTCCATCTGCGGGAAGTTTTCGCGAACCAGCATGATTAAGCCCGGGTCCGACATGATCAGCGCGTCCGGCCCCATATCCACCACCGGCTTCAGGTCGCGGATGAACGTTTTCAGCTTGGCGTTGTGCGGGGCGATATTCACCACCACGTAGAATTTCTTGCCCAGGGCATGCGCTTCGTTGATGCCGAGCTGCAGATTCTCGTGGTTGAATTCATTGTTGCGCACGCGCAGCGAGTAGCGCGGCTGGCCCGCGTAAACGGCATCGGCACCATAGGCGAAAGCGTAACGCATATTTTGCAGCGTTCCCGCCGGGGAGAGGAGTTCCGGTTTAAACATGTTTGTTCTCGTTCTGATGACAGGTCAGATCCGCGCGCACCCGGTGCCGCGGTGAGGGGATGATCCCCTACTTTAAGGGCGGGCATTGTAGCGCCGCGGGGCGGGGAGGTAAACCATTACGCCCGTTTATCCGTCCGTATTCTTCCCCTCTTCAGCGAATAACATGTCGCGCTTTTTTTGGTGACAATCCCAGATTGTGGTAAAGCGCCGGGCGTTGGTCGCGGTGTAAAGCACGGTATGACGGATATTTTTATGGCCCAGATAGTCCTGAATCAGGCGGGTGTCGTTGCCGCGATCGGCCAGGGCGTAGCCGCACGCGTGGCGCAGCATATGCGGATGAGATCGAATGCCGGACGCTGCGCCGTACGTTTTTAATAGATTACGAATATGCTGCCTGGAAAGCGGGCCGCCCTTTTGCGACAGGAATAGCCAGTCGCTCTCTGCGCCGCGCCAGTGATTGCGCTGCTCTTTCCAGTTAATAATCGCTTCTATCTCATCGTCAAAGAGAGGGTGCTGCGTTGAGAGGCTGTTCTTCAAGCGGCGAATAAAAATGGTGCGCCCTGGAATATCGATATCGGAGAGAAAGAGCTGGCGCGCTTCGCTGACGCGCAGGCCGTGCACAAAGCACATTTTAAACAGGCAATAGTCACGCAGGTGATATTTACCCTGGCGAGTCGCAAGCAGAATTTTATCGATTTCGTTAGCCGTTAAATACTTTCGCTTGCTCATGACTTTTCCGTTTAAATGAATACCTAAAACGGGGTATATCAT